GTCCTTCGCAAATACATAGGTGTTCGCGCTCAAAGTCGAAGGGGTAAAGAATATTGCTCGATTTTACGCCATTTTCGGAGCTAGGATTCAGGTACTTGGGTGTAACGCCATGCATTAGACTCCTCGCCTGAAAAAAGAAGATCTCGCCGTCGTAATCTTTGAACGGGATGATGAGGCGTCCCCTGTATTTTCCTTCTGTTGAAACATAGTAAGGCTCCTCCTCGTATTCAGCAAGATTAAAGAGCTTTCGGTCCATGAGAAACTTCCATGCCCTGATGACAAGTTGGTTGTCGCTGTCATAACTGTCGATGTTTACGGGGATAAATCCGCTGACATCAAATTTATGAACCTGCCTCTCGTAAGTGGGCTTTTCCGTGGAGTGTTCCTCCCACAGATCTAGTCTACCTGCTTCCAGACCTTGAAATAGGAGCTTGGACTCTGCCGCCCTGTAACTGATACCCTCCAAAAGAGAGTATAGTTTGATGAAATTACCCGTATTGCCTGTTTTGAAGCACTGCCAGAGACCCGTCTCTAGGTTAATGCTCATATGCCTTTTGTAGTCATTGTCTATAAATACTGATGGGATAATCATTTCCCGATTATTTGAAGATATACGGTAATCTTCCTTCAGCTTTTCAGTAATATAGTCTTTAATGAATTGAGGACTAAACATGGTTTTTATTAATACAATCAGTAATTCGAAACGAGACACATTCAATCAGTGCAAACTCAAGTACCGCTATAGGTATGTAGATCGCATTGATGACTACGACTTATCAAACACCGATGCCTTGCATTTCGGTTCATATATTCACCAAATTTTTGAGGACGGAGTTAAGGCTACGGGTTTAGACGAGCTAGAGAAACTGGCAGAGGAAAACAAAGAAAAGTACACCTTTGCTAAATCTTATAACTCAAAGGTTCTTCCCTGCCTAAAGAACTTCCTACGTTTTAACGCTTCATTGCCAGAAGTGGGCATTCCTGAGCAACACTTTGATTTAGAGGTTGCCGATGGGATTTCAATGAACGGCTACATTGATAGAATCATCAAAGGTAAGGAAGGTGGATATCTGGTAATTGATTACAAAACTTCTAAAAGAGAGAAGAGTAAGATTGAGCTATACCAAGACCCACAACTTAAGGGTTATGTGTATGCAGTACATAAGCTGTACGATGTGCCGATCAACAAGATCACGGCTGCTCACTACTACCCCCTAACTGACAACTTAGTCACTGTGCAGTACACCACCAACCAGATTCATGCTCATGTCAAGGCAGTTGTCGATGATGTGTGGAAAATAAGAAAAGCTAAAAAGGTTGATCTTGTTCCTATCAGGAACCAATACTGCAATTGGTGCTCTTACAAGTCTCTTTGCCCTGAGTTCACTGAATCTTGCTTAATTGAGCAAAGACTCACTGAAGCTAAAGAAAAGAAGAAAAACTAGTAGTCCCTAAATGGCCCTTGAATCAAGGGAGAGTAAATACTTATGTCTATAGCGTTAAAGAAGTTATCGACTTGTTCAGGAGAGTATTTACATTTTTTAGTTAAATAATTATATAAAGTTTCTACTTTAAGTACTTTTCTTTTAGTTAATGAATTTAGTACTTTTATTTGAAAGTGTTTAATAAATTTAGTACTAAACCTGTATTTCCATTTCTCTATAAACTCATTGCTTAATGTAGTATTGATTAAATCAATAAAATCAATAAGCTCTATATCACTATTACTATACATATTTAATATTTTCTATATAATATACGCATGTTTGAATTTCTGACACAACAATTTAGAGATTTTTTTGACATCAAAGGAGCCATATCGACCTTTCTCCAGAGATACTATGAGATTAGGGAGTCTGAAGGAGTTATTGATGGATCTTGGGAAACTTTTAGGAAGCAAAGTAGGGATATGAATATTCCTGTTGCAGAGAGAGTTGAGGATTTAGTTAAGTTATACTCTGAAGATGTTGCCAGAAGCTACAGCACGCTAACCGCAGGTAACTTAGTAGTGTTTGAGTATACATCACTAAAACTTGTAAAAAAAGCTTATTTTGCGTTGATCGTGGGAACGAAATACGGTAATGGTGTGTATGGTAATGTTAATACAAAGAACGATCTTATGAGTTGTTTTTTGATAGATAGTGGGACAGACCTAAATACTTTAGCCTCTGTTGTGAATGTGCTACACAGCGCAGAGGCTAAGAGAAGAGAAAGAAAATACCAGAGTCTGAGCAACCCCAAAGCTAATAGAGATTTAAGAAATGATGCAGGTGTCTCCAAAGAAGGAATGACTGCTCTTTTCCCAACTACAGAGTTTAGGACATTCAGACTTAACACAGGAATGCAAAGCATATATAAGCTAAACTTAGATGGCTAGAAACCCATATCAACAATTTGGTGCAGCAACTCTTGAAGAGGCATACGATCCATTATTCTTCGCAGTAAGAAGGATTGAAAAGTCTCTGGGTGGGTTGACAGAAGCAATTCCAGCCTTGAGATTCCCTATTCTTCAGCTAACCACAGTATTCAGAGATTTCGCCACTGTAGCGATTAACCAACAAAAGAACTTCCTAGCCTTCAATAAAAACTTCTCGGATGTTCTGCGGGGTGTGGGGGATACTATGGAGGGGCTTCCTGGAGGTCTCACACGATCTTTAGAGTCTTTATTTGCGTTTGAACAAGAGGGTCTTACGAATGTGGGGAAATCTACCCTTAATCTAGCCAACAGGATGCAAATAACAAACCAGAACATTGCTGCTCTGGTAAATATAAACAAAAAACTAATCGTACAAGGAACCCTAACGCAAGCTGCCACAAACACTCTGAACAGTAATCTTAATAAGTTAGGATTAAGTTTCAACGTATCTACAGAACAGCTAATTTCGGGCCTAAATCAACTGGGAGAATCGTTAGATGTCCTAGCCTTAACTGGAGGTTTGGGTGCAGCAGGGGGCGCTATAACGGGCCTCACAGCAAGATTCCCTGCATTCGGTGATCAGATAGGCAAATTTGTCGATGCTTTAGTTGCAGCAGATATTGGAACGCTGGCTAACTTAGGCATTTTAAATGATGTTGATAGATTATTAGCAGGACAACTAACGCCATCACAATTAGAGGATCTGATTAGAAGAACTTCCGCAGGCGTAGCACAGTTTGGTGATTTACGAGGTGGTGGATTAATTGAAACCCGAGTCAGAATGGGAATTATTGGCTCTGTTGGTGTTCTAGGAGAACAATTAGCACGAGGCTTAGAGCAGGGACAAAGAAGAACTCCTATAGACGCCGCAGACAAGATATTCTCAGATTTTAGAACTACTCTAGAAACCACTTTACTTCCAGTTGCTGTGGAGATAGCGGGTTTTGCTACTACGTTCTTAAAGATATCAGGACAATTGATTGGAGGTCTCAATGAGTTATTTCCTATAAAAAATATTTTAAAGACATTCTTTAGTTTTATGGTGGGCTTGAAAACATTTCAAGTGGCTAGATTTGCTTTTGAGCAAGCGGCTGAGTTAAGAAGAAGGATTCTCGAAATTCAACTTGCCATAGAACTTCAAGGGCTCACAGCGGCTATTAGAGCAAATACAGTGGCGCAACTTAAGGGCGCGATAGGAAAAGCTGGCGGTGCTTTGTCAGTGTTTGGCCCTCTTGGGTTAGCTCTAGGGGCCGCAATCGCAATTGTTCCGCTACTGTCTACGTTGTCAGACAGTACAGAAAAGCTGGCTGAAGCAGAATCAGACAGAGCAAAAGCCGAATTAGCTCAGGTTCAACGTCAAGACTTGGCTAGATCAAATTTTGAAGCACTCACTGCCGATTTAATTAACAGTCAGATTCGCAGGATTGAGATGGGAGAATCTGCATTAGGTCTTTCGATGGCGAACTTCACTGAAAGAGTAGTTGAGGCCATAGACGGAACAACCGAAGCGGTTGAAGACGCAGCACCCGAACCTTCAGTGGTTAGAGGATCCCCTGATTAGAGGTAGTATAAATTATGGCATTATTTGGAACAGCATCTAAAGTAGACAACTTACTTCAGGAAAGATCAAAATTAGTTTTTGAATTTCCAGGGCAAAACTACGGGGATAGAGTATGTCCTTTCTTTGAAAACCCTAGAATATCAGAAAAGAAATCTTCTAACTTAATAAAATATGATGTCTTAGGCAGGTCTAGTAACTTTTTTGGCTACACTGGTGCAAAATCTAGGTCATTAAATGTAGAATTCTTTATTACACTACCTCATGTTGTTTATATGGCTACCAATGAGTTGTTTCAGGGAAGCTTTGCTAGGCAGAAAACAACACAAGAACAACAAATGGATTTCTTTAATAAGAAATCTGAAAGAAACGAAAATCATATTTTAACAACAACTTATAAAGAAAAAAGAAAAGAGTTCTTAAAAAAGATAAATGCTGGTTTAGACCCAGACAACGTAGCGGACCATGCGAAGCAGATGTCTGGTGTATTTACTCAGGTTGGCGCTTCAAATCTAGCAGGTCTTGCGGCAAACGAAGCAACGTATTTTACCCCTGAGATGGATTTGACCACTGATTTACAGGCGTATGATAAGCCTCACATATTTGGGCAAGCTCTCGAAATTATTTTGTTTTGGATTAACTTAGTTCGATCAACAACCTTAACCGCTAGGACAAATCCTACTTTAGGTCCACCAATCCTTAGATTGTATCATGGTGTTTTATTTGACGGAATTGCAACAATAGCAGAAAACTATGCCATAGATGTAGATGAGTCAGCGGGGTATGATATAGTGTCACTGTTGCCTAATAGAATTAAAGTTAGTTTATCGTTATTAGAAATACAAAGAACATATGATGCAAATAGTGAATTACAGACGGCGGTAAAGCACACTGATATGTTACAGGGATGGGATGATATTTTAGCTCAGGAAGCAGATAGACAAGCTTTTAAGAAAACTGTATTTGACGAGGATTACTATGGAAATTAAGGACAACAAGGATAAAAAAAGTTATAGTAGATATTCGTATGGCGTTTTCTTTCAATCACATAAAGGAAAATTAGTTTCTACGTCTGTAGGATCCTCGTATGATGATTTTTTGATATCTCTCAACGCTGTGCCCAGTAAAGAAGGTCGTGTACCACCTTACTGCGCCAACAGACCTGACACCATTTCTAACATTTTCTATGAAACACCAGGGTATTGGTGGTATCCCATGCAGTATAATTCTTTTACAGATCCGTTTGAAGATTTAAATCCAGGAGATAAGATTTTAATTCCTGAATTATTGTAATGGCTAAAAGAAAAAGAAAATCACTAAGAGTTGAAAACGTAACTGACCTTAGAGTTGGCTCGTACAATATTTTTATAACTACAAGCAAGAAGACGGCAAATAGATTTGCGTCCGCTAAAAGCTATAAAACTTTCACTGATGAGAACTTCGATGATCCTAACAGTGTTTTCATAGGAACAGGATTTAATTCAGTAGATGAAGTCCAAGCTAACATAGTTGATTTGACACACGAGTTTAATTTTGGAACCGCACAGGGTAGAGGAGCAGACAACCTCATAAAAATAAAAACAGCAGAGCCAGGGCTTGAGGTTTTAAAGAGGTTATTCTTTTTATTTTTAGGGGAGAGAGTTTCAGATATAAAGCTAAAGAAGTTAGCATTAGAGCGATTGGGTGGAGAGTTTATTGCATCAAAAGAGACATTGGAGGAAGCTTTTGAAGATTTAGCAAGAGATGTTTTTAGTGCTACCAAAGCAACGAAACTGGGTGTAGACACAGTGAAGGCCAACAGCTTATTAAATGAGATCAAGAGAAATGTTCATGGTCAAAGAGTTTACATATCTTACGGTATTGGTGATGATTTAAAATACTGGTGTGGCCCCCTTCAAACTATCTTGGGTAGAATAGAATACAACAACAATGGCAAAAAGGAAGAGGTTATTTATCACTTTGCGACAGACCATGTAAAACGCCAGTTTGATGAGTCGGATGAATCAGGAGCAGCAGAGACAGTAAATTTTAAAAAGATATCCCTACCTATACTTGCGTATGATTTTGAGGCTAGAAAGCTGGCTCTGGTTAGTAGCTCTCAATCTGTAACTGATTTAGGCCCAGGCCAGACTGAGGTTATTAGTACGGACGAACCTGTCATTGGAGGTAGGTTTATTAAAGGAGGAACTATTAAGTCACATGTCTTACCTTTCACAGGGTTCACCCCCTCCTTTCACGACAATGTAGTAAAACTTATATCGTCATATCTTTATAACTTAGGTATAAAAAATCATTTAGTGGTTCTACCTAACTTAGACTATTTATTATCACCAGTCATGATGAATGTGATCGGGCAGGAAGCTTGGGAGAAATATTTATCAAAAATAGATCTAGGCGGCAACAGTATTAGTGATAATTACAGCCTATTCGTTGATGCTACACGAGGTTCAACATCCTTTTTTGATATTGATGATACAAAAACAAAAAAAGATAGAGTAGAAAAAGTAGCAAAGGCTGTATTTTTAGTTAATCAGTTTTTATTTCATGGGATAGACTCAAAAGGGAAGAAGGTAGAGCCTGCTGCACATATTGATCTACTAGTCAGATTTTTGTCAATTTTAGGTTTATTGGGTAATCAAGCTACCAAGCCTAGCTCAAACTCGGTTAATCCAGAATTAGTTAGATTCTCAAAAGAAAGACAAACGGGTGTTTCAGGTTCGGCTTATGTTGAAACTGGACTTTATGAGATTACTGGGGACCTTCCCGTCGAATTAAATCCAGTTACAGCAGGAGGCGGATTTGTTGTAGGTGATTTAGAGGGTGGCCCTAGTTTGGACGTTGATAGAGAAAAATTTAGAACTAAAACACAGTCAGTAGACTGGACAGCCATACCGATCAAAGATCCTTTTAGTCCCGCTGCAACTCGTCAAAATGAATATAATGAAGCAGATGCCGTACTCAACTTAGAACTTCCCATCGAGGCTATAGAGCAAGAAACAGGCGTTAGGCGAACAGCCGCCGATTATATTGGACATTTTACAGAGGGAATACAAAAAATGCTCAATAAGCATGTGGTAGATCAAACTTTTTCTATCACTTCTTTTTGGGAAGCAAATGTTGATATCACAGAGACTATAAAGTCCAAGTTCGGTAGCGGAACATTTGCTGGATACGTTGAAAACTGTGAAAGAGATAGGGGAGTCTCTGACGGCAAGCCCCCTATTATCTCCGATGATGCTTTTTTTGTTTTTGGTGAAGAATCCCTCATAAGAGATTATCTTTATGGAGAAATATACCCATTCAATAAGTATGTTGAAGAGTCGAGAAGCAGTGCCTATTCTTTTACCCGAGGAGTGCCCATCCCAAAGAAAACTCTTGCATCATTTCCAAACTATTTCTTAGATCCTTTCTGGAACAGGATTCAAGGAGATATTGCAAAAAGCTTTTTTGAGCCTGGAGAATTAGGGATTGTCGAACCAAACAGAGGGGATTACAAAACACATGTTGCTTATATTAAAGAACGAAACGCAAGGCTAGATGAAGCAAAAAGTGGCATAGGTACTGGAGATGTTACTGAGTATCTAATGGATTTAGAGAGCACTTATTTTAGAAAAATACAAAGAAGTATATATGGGGAATTAGATCACACGCCTTTAGGGTATTTCCATGATTATGATTTAGCAAAAGAAAGGCTTGTACAAGGTTCTTTACCAGACGCATTTGCATTTTTAGCAAAGGACGTTAACAAATCTGCTTTAGATAGACTTTATGAGCAGAATGTTCCCTTTTTAATAGGTAATGCTCGTCAAGGGAATGTTATTTCTTATAACTTTGATGCTGATAATTTTATTTTTAACCAATTTTTTGGCACTTTAGATCAAATCTATTATAATATGGCTTTAAGGTATGTTACACTAGGTGGAGCAAATAACCCTTTGGGTGGAAAAATGTCCTCTGACGAGGTTTTTGCTGGTCTTTACACAACTTTAAGCAATTTACAATCAATGGGAGGCGCAGCGGGAAAGGCAGCGTTTGATGCAGGCTTTGATTTTGGCGATAAAATTAACATTACGCAACTTTCTAACGATCTAACGGATATCTTACTTACTGAAACCGTGGGGTTAAAACGAAAGGGCCGACAAAACTTTTCTTCTGACATAGTTTCTATGGTTGCTTTATTTAGAAACCTATTTGAGAATCAATTTAAAGGGAATATCACCTGTTTGCCTATGTATAATATATCAACCACTAGTCATATCCTAAAACCAGCTATAGTCTATCTGAAAAGCACACCAAAGATTAAATTTAAGTCTGAGTTAGACAGATCAACGGCTGATTTCTTCAGCGGCATGTATAGAATTTTAGGTTTTAGGCATACAATTAGCAAGAATAAAGCTCAATCAGAGTTTCAAGTAGTAAAAGATCTTAGATCAGCGTTAGGGCAAGAGAATGATTAACGACGGACATTCAGACGATTTCCTTCTAAAGAAAAAAGTACGCAAAGTTCCTAAATACCCAACGGGAAGAGTAAAAAACAGAAAAGGTGAAGGGGACCTAAATGTTTTTCAAAGCTACTCTTTATCAGAAAAACAAAGAGATAGAGTAAATAGCGAAACAAGAAGACTAGGAGAGCAATAAATGGCATTTGTTGGACATGTAATATCTAAAAAAGACTTACTGCAAAAGGGATTGCTTACTGTGTGCCCAAAAGGGTTGGATCAAGATGATCCTGTTAACTGGGTTAGTGTGCGCTACACTAGCTTTTACATGGGCGGAGAGCAGGCAGGCGCTGTTTTCCTCCCTGAAACAAATACCGAGATCTTGTATGATGTAGCGCAAAATGATCCCGATCAGCATTATTACTTTGTGTCTTGTGTTATGAATCCAGAAACGGATATTATCCAAGAGCTTCATGCAGTTAAGGTAGGGACAGAACAAAAACTTGGAGCCCAAAATGCATTTCCTCATGACGCTGAAGATGGAAAATACAATAATCAAAGCATGAGTTATGGTATTTCAACCCCTTTAGGACACAAAGTTATACTAAAAGAGGGTAGGGATACCGATTCAGATGATAAAGGAGTAAATATCTCTAGCTCCCGAGGACACGCACTATCTTTAGATGATTCCTCTGATACACAAAAGGTCATTCTTAAGAGTAAAGATCAGGGTGCCAGCCTAAAGCTGACCGATATCAAGTCTGAAGACCCTGTGATAGGACCTGAAGGCGCACACCTTCAGTCGATTCAAAATACTTTGGTTGAGTCCATGGAAGGAGAGATGACACTTAAGATTCAGGACGGTAGAAACTTAAGAATAATCAACAAATCTACTGGCTCTCATGCCGATCAGTTAAACAAACGATCCTCTTTTGGCAACATAGAGATTATATCAGACAGAGGGGATATTTCCATTACTAACAAAGGTAATGGAATATTTATTGATTGTCTAGGCGGCACAAAAGAGACTGGTGAGACTGGTGCGACATTCCAAGTCAGAAGCAATAATAAGATTCAATTGTTTGCACAGAACGGCATTGATCTGAAGTCTTTGGGAGATGTAAATATCAAGGGAAGAAATGTTAATATTCAATCAGACGTTTCTTTGGGAGGAAAAGTACAGTTAAATCCAGTTGTACCTCTTGATCTTGCCATAGGCATAAGAAAAACAAACCAAGAAATTGATTACGAATTTATATTAGGAGTCTTTCCTTTTTTCTTCGACCCCTTGTGGACCCCTAACTATACTAGTGGACCAAACACTGACCCTAGACTAGGGGTATAACTTCCATGGCAATATTTAACCCACAATATCTAACCAATCCTGTAGCAAGTTTAAACACCGCTTTCGGTATCCCGACTTGCATGTTAAACTTTGGTGTAGAAGCGTTGAGCTTGATTGACACTGGGGTTCTTACGCAAATGGCTGAGATGGCAGAGCAAGGTAAAGCCTCCGCTAGAGCAGCTATCTCTGGTGTTGTTAACAATCTGTTCTCTGACATGGGGCTTTTATCATATGATGCTGGGACAGGAAAATTTACGCTCTTCTCTGAAGCTAGTAAGTTTGGATTAGATCTAGGATTCCTAGACAAAGTGGCTCAAGTTACAGGATACCTGTCTGAGATTGAGAGCTTTGTTAACCAGGGGATTGATGTTTATAATGAGATTTCTAATTGCATTTCTGAGGTCGAAAATTGGTTAAACAGCACAGGTCCTGCGCCCATAACTGGAACAGGAGGATTGGGTGGGGGTAGCTCTGATCAATACACAGAAAATGCTCGCGCAGCCGCATTAGGTTTAGCTAAAGCTAGAGTAAATCAGGCTACTGAGTTTGCAGACAAGTGCAACGAATTACTTCAAAACATTGGAACGGTTTTACTTGAGAGAGAACAGCAGCCAGCAGAAGCGGAGGATGATTTACCAATCTTCCGTTTAGTTTATGGACCTCCTGTTTCTCGTCAAGGCGTATTTATTCTATCTGAAGATGGCCTATATTACGATTCACAGGATCGGATGTACAACGGTAAATCCATACCCTCTGCATCGGATGTAGGTTTTGTTGTTGATAGCGAGAAGTGGACCATGGATCACGCTCCTAGCTTAGGAGGAAAGGGAACCATTGTCTCCGTAGATCAATTAAATCAATATGTGGATACTATTTTTGATCCCAATAATATAGATGATTCAAAAACTTTAACTGAGTATTACGATGCTGATCACTTTCTTAATGTGCTAGAGGGACAAAAAGCAAAGAGGGTTGAGGATATCACATCTGAGATAACCGAGTTGAAGAACGGTGGGTATGTAGAAGATTCAGCCTTGGTTGTCAACTATAGACAAAATCTTTACTCTGTTGCTGACTCCTTCAATAGACAGATAGACAAAAGAAAAAAGCAGATTGAAGTGGCTGTAAAGTCTGCTGACTTGTTTGGTTCAGATGAGGTCTTCCTTCCAGGGGAGATACCCGTAAACAACTTCTCATTCTTAAGTTCTATAAATTTATCTGTTGCATTAGAGAAACAAGAAGCCCTAACTTTTGAGGCTGGTGATGTGGAGGATGTTGTACTTCCTATTGAACCTGTATTTGTTACTAACTATGGAAGTACTTCTGAGGTGGTAATTTCTCCTTTAGTTGTCCCTCCTGTTGGTCAAGGGTCGATTGTCTTTAGTCCTTCTGTCTCATCTACCACCGCTCCCGCTATATCATTGACGGATCAGATTGAGGCTGATAGCCTTTTTGCTATATACAATTTCCTAAAGCCTTCTGTGCAGAGCGTAGGCAGCAACGTGTATGATACACTTAATTGCGCCACTGTAGATACTTATGGAAACGCACAGACAATTGGAAAAACCACAGCAGGGGTGTTCGCCTCTGGACTTGCGATTCCTAAATTCACTGGTGTTTCAAAGTTTAATGCTGGAACTAAAAAACTAACAAACACAGGTAACTACTTAAGGTTGCCCCCTATTGATGAGTTTCAGAACTTGCTGTATAGCAGTAGAGGGTGTAGCTTGGAGTGCTGGTTACATATACCTAATTACGGAACAGATCAAACCAGTAGAGAAAAGGATGCAGGAAATGCTTTTAGACCTAACACTGCTGGAGCATGGGGAGACTACAATTACTATAAAGTATTACTAGGCAATGAAAACTTAGGAGGTACTGCTCCTGTTCCAGATGTAAGCTCGCTAAGCAATGCAGGTGGAAGCAATACTACTAAGGGCTTGTTGATAGGGTTTACAAGAGACCCCGTAATTTATAGAGATGATTTTGTCATTCCAGGACCGAACACTGATCCAGGCAAAAATGTCGGTGTTGCTGCCTCCTCTACAGTAGCATCAAGTTGCTTCTTTATCGCACCCACGATGGCTTTTGATGGAAGCTCTGTAGAGTTCAAGCCTAACAGCGATTGTGCAAACAGCACTTCCATCAATTACAACAAGATGATTGTTAAGGATGACTACACGGTGGGTGGCAGTAAAATGTCAGATGTTTCAGCAGGCTTTGTCCACTTACACATATCCTTTGATGTTTCTGGTGATAATTGCTCGATTTACCTTGACGGTAATTTGATGGCAACCTCAGCGATGACCCAAGTTTTTGGAGGAGATAGTGGCAAGTCACCAAGCATCCCTACGTTTATTCGACCAGAAGATCAACAAAATAGTAGCTTCTACTACTCTTCTGAAACAGTTGTCCAGAATGATAATGTAGAGATATTTAATAACGGCCCTCTGAATGACACTTACTTTACTCCGTGGATTGTTGGGGGTGGTTGGACTGAAGGCCATCCAATAAATAGTACTACTCTTGATGGGGGCTTTATGGGGCTGAGGCACGGACTTACAAGCGGCCTAAACGGCTTTGTCGGAAGTTTAAAGTTTTACTCTAAACCCCTAACTAGTAGTGAGGTCGTTAAGAACTACAACGCACAAAAAGGCTTATTTAAGAACATTCAAACATGACAACAACGAGCACTACAGTTTTTGGCGTCACACCCTTAAATGTGGCAAAAGATGAGGTATTAAACGCTACCGAGGCGGATGATATTTTTGGTGTAAAGTATCCTTTATTCGATGAAACGAACACCAGCAAAGGAATTTTCGTTAAAACAAAAGGTTTAGAGCTTTTAAAAAGCCAATTGAGGCAGTTCATCCGCACCGAGCGCGGAGAGCGAGTTATGTTACCTAACTTTGGACTGTCTTTAAAGAGATTTCTTTTTGAGCCCATAACTGAAGACTTAAGATTAGCAATCAAGAAAGAGGTTGTTTTCGGCCTTGCTTCATATGTTCCCGAAGCTAGGATTTTAAATCTTCAGATTCTAGAAGGAGAAAAGGTACAAGGATTCGGAGTGCCTGGAATCAAGATAAAATTACTTGTGACCTCCTCAACCACTAATCAACAAACGGATTTAACTATATCACTATGAGCACTAGAAATTATCAAATACCTAACGACATCCCATTCACAACAGCAGAATCCGATTTCCAGAAGTTAATATCTCAAGGGGCAGACTACAATAACAAAAAAGATCTCATTAACTATGCAGGAACTGATTTTGGAACTTTGAGAGAAAACCTGCTCAACTATATGGAAGCGGTATACCCTGAGGATTATCAAAATTTTACCGAATCAGATTTTGCCGTCATGTTTACCGAACTAGTGTCATACATGGGTGCAGTGCTATCGTTCAAAGCGGACGCATTGGCAAACGAAAACTTCTTACCAACTGCTAGGAACAGAAGAAATGTTCGCAAGTTACTAGAACTAATCGGCATTCGCATGAAAGGCCCCACTTCGGCAGGTGGTAACGCTCAGTTAACTTTAGACTCAGCAGCAGGAGAGAGCGTTGTTATAGACGCTGCCGATAGAGTTGTAACACTTACTTCACCACAAGATGGAGGTCAGGTAACATATACGTTATACCCAGTTCAGTCTGGGAAGATTGCCAACTTGGCTTCTAACACTAACCAGATTACTCTAGGATTAAGTGATTCTGTTGACGAAGCTAATACTGTTTGGACTAATTTAGCTCTACTTGAGGGGTCTTTGGTTGAAGAGACAGGCACTTTTGATAGCACAGAAGTATTCAAAACCATCGCCTTAAATCAGGGACCTGTTATTGAAAACAGTGTGCAGGTGTTCGTAACTGCTGAGGATGCCGCATCTGGAGTATATGTGCAAAAGGATAATATTTTCAGTGCCTCAGGTCCCACTGACCGAGTTTTTGAGGTGTTGTATGATGACGAGTTTAACGCAACTGTCAGGTTTGGTGATGGGACAGTCGGAGCCACCCCACCCAACTCTTCCTCCTATCGTGTCATGTATCGGATCGGAGGAGGTACGCGAGGCAACCTTTTAGGAGCCACTGTAAACGCTCCAATTAGCACGAATGTGGGAACAGGAACTCTCACGAACACGAGCGTAATTACAGGGGGCATCGACGCTGAAACTGTGGAGAACGCTAAAGTAAATGGACCTTTAGTATTCAAGCAGCAAAACAGGCTTGTAACATTAAATGATTACAAATCCTTTGTGTCTAGGTATTTGAGCCCAACAGGGGGAACAGCTATTGGAACTGCCTCTACAAGAAAAGCATATTCTTCTGCTAACATAATTGACGTATTTGTCTTGCAAAAGGCGACTACAAACCAGTTACAGAAAGCTACTGTAGATTATAAAACAAATCTACTAGCAGCCATGCAAGAGCAGAAAATGTTAACAGATGAAGTAGTAATTGTTGACGGTCTAATTAGAACTTTAGATCTTATTATTACTCTATATGTTGATAGTTCTTTAGAGGACAGCGAAGATACTATAAAACAAAAAGCCGCAAATGTCGTAACAAACTTTTTCACCTATGATAAGTTTGGGTTTGGAGATGTTTTCATACCACAAGAATTGAACAGAGAGCTTTTTGATTTAAATGAGGTTCGATACTCTACAGTAGATAATATTGATAAAAATATTGAGGCCAGCTTCAATGAAGTGATCCAACTCAATAATGTAACAATTAATGTAGCATATGTATAATGGCACGAAAGTACTCAAAAATTAATTTTGTTGATGCGGTAAAAATCATTACGCCAGATCTGTACATCGAGGATGATGTTGCAGTTAGTGGTTATCAAGTAAAATTAACAGACCGAGTAATCAATAGCCATTTGTTTTCAATAGCTAATATTGCGAACACTCTGGATATCAGTGCCTTGTCCACGAGGCCTAATTTTAGTGCAATAAACACAGCGACGGGCTTTGGGCAGTACTTCGTTAAGCAAAACAAGCTAACAAATATCACCCCAAACAGGTTTGAGAAAAAGGTTCTGCGGCCTCTCGGCTACAAATACCAAGATTATTCAACCTCTGCTGAGTTCCACGATTTTCTTAGCGGAACATTGCTGCCTAAAATAACTTTGAACTCAGAGAGTTTGCACACAGATACGTCAAGTGTTTTTGGTAGTACGGCTTCAGCGACACACGAGTTTTTAATTTCAGAACTAAGCTGGCTTTATTTCTTAAATACAGCAGGCCCAGTGACGGACCCCTCAACGATAGTGGCTAGTTCGATCACGGATAAGTTTTACAATGGTCGTTCATATTTAATTAATGATGGAATCAAGGACTATCAAAAATACTTGTGGGATAACTATTCCAACTTCAGTTCAATTGAGTCCAGAATGTTGCCTTCTGCGTTCTTGTCGGGAGCGGGAACATATACGAGTGGCAATCAAAACCTAGAAAAGCTACAAACATTAGTTGATGTTATTTACTCCCCACTTCATATTGATAGAGAAGACAAGACAGTAGTAAATGCATTAGAATCTTTCCTCGGTTCTGCTTCGACAGTCCTAGCCACGACAGAGGAAGCGGGTCCATTTAATAAATTCTTGAGAGCTTTCTCATATTCTTTACGGGATATTGATAACGAAGTAGAAAACATTACCACGCTTAATTCTATTCAGGACTGCCCTGCCGAATATTTACCTTATCTTGCTAGTTTATTAGGGTGGAAGTTATACGGTAATAATGAGACTTCGTGGAGAAATCAGATAGCGAATGCAACTGATTTGTATAAAAAGAAAGGCACGAAACAGGGTCTTATAGACGCAATGAATTCTGTGATTGTTCAGAACCCTATTGATGTGAGCAATACGGTCACAGAAATGTACGAGTCTTATATACCTAGACTTCTGTATTATCTCTTAATAACTGAAACAGGAACTCTCTTTGATTTAAACACATTTGATATAAACACTGCCTTAGAGTATGGCGCTGTTCCTGAGTCCTATAGTCCAACAAATAAAGATCAGAACATTCGAGCGGCTGTGGATAGCATCATGATGCGTGCTGTTGAGAGATTCCCTCACTTGTTCTTCATAAGAAACCAACCTTTCCGTGTAAATGTTCTAGAGGATGGGACAGGCTGGCTTGGCCCTATTGTTAAGGTAGAAGATAATTATTATACAGGCACCTTTCAGACACAAGATTCCCGCAAGGTGGCGATCCTTCGAGATCCTAACTTTGTATTTAATTACAGAAATGCGGAGATGCCTATACCTCCTTGGGATGAGGAGAAGTTTTATAGAAACTGCATGGTAACAAAGGAGCTTCTTAACTTTTATAGAAACGAGTTAGAGCGTTACTGTGTGCCTGCTGCTCTTAGAGACTCCTTTTATGATTTTACATATTCATATACTGTTTCCTCAAACTCAGAAACTGATTTATACTTAGGTAATGGGTATTTATTCTTAACATCATCTCTTCAGTTTCCCCCAAACTACGATGATATATTAGAACAAAAGGACATTAAAGATTATGATGATCTAACTCTATGGAGCGGTAAGTCTTCAACATTTGATTTCACTGTTTGTGCGGGTGATTTCTCTAGCATTCTATTCCAAGACTCATCTGCTCTGTACACAAAAGATGAGATCTTGGAAACATTATCCATTGTTGATGAGTTTTCCCCCGCTAAGGCAGTCCCAAGAACACGGCTCGTTTTAGGTCAACAGGAATTCACTAGTGGTCTCGACTTCATCTGCCCTTCTGTTAGATTCAGGCTTCATGATGTTCCAGACGGATCTGGCGCTTTATCAAACTATGAGGTTTGCGGAGCATACGTTAGAGGCACTGGCTTTGCTTTAGGAAGACAGAAGTATGCTTCCTTTGACGATTCCAGGAGCCAGGTTGCCCATAATAATATCCCAGTTTTTAGTCGAGAACAAGCTAGATTTTCTAATAACATAGCGGACTCCGTGGTCAATACGGATGACGTTGTTCCAGCCACGAGTGGCATACCAAGAAGATCGATAAGAAGAAGAAACTTTTACAATACTTTAAATGAGAAGGGTTGGTACAATCGGGGCGGTTATTCCATGCCGTCTTTCTACAACAATACTAGTGCCCACATAAATGCAATGCCATTAGGGATTATTCCCTCCTCATTGAGTTTCGCTGATGGAAGTTTTGAAAACCTCTCTGGAGTTTACGCCAAGGATTGCGCTGGTTCGGCATCCACTAGATCTTATTTTGGGCTGAATGTGAGTAACGCCTTCCTAACCAGAGACTACGGCACACTACAGTTCTCCTCATGTGACCAATTTGTCAGGCGAGATATTTTGGCAGAGGAGGTATACACATTCTTTAAGTTCGAAGAGATGAAGAAATCTGCCATCGCACAGGATATCGTAGATCTTAATTATGAATTACTTTCTGCCTCTGCTCCATGGTACAACATTCGCACATCTTACGCAAACCGTATAGAGGATGTAGGATACGATAAGTTTACTTCGCCTGTATTAGACAAGCGGGTTTTATCTAGAGGGGACTCCAAAGGAGTTCAGGAGATATACAATACATATAACAAATATTTCCAAACCTCTATAGACGGAAGCTCCCTCCCTCAGTCACTACTACTTACTCTGGATAGAGGGGGTGCGAACATCTTATCGCACACCTACGGCCCACTGTACTTCAATGCTAACTTTGAACTAGATGGATCTTCAGTAACAGATGAGCCTTCACTAGCTGGGTTGGTTACCACTAAACTTAGTAGCCCATATATTATAAACCTAAATGCTTCAGGAACCTCTTTCCCTGGAGTCTCAGCAGTGACGCTATCTTCCACTCCCTTCTACGGAGCCCCTGAATTTACGGCGGACAATATCCTAAGTGGTGTCTCGTTAATTGACACTTCGGCTCACCCAGACATGAGTTCTAACAATAGATTCATCATTTATGATTTAGATGCTCTACAGGAAACAACAGATCCGCAGTACGACAATTATCTAATAAACAACCGTTGTATATATGTTCAAACCTCTGGGGTCGGTCTCCCAAGAATTAAGTTTGATTTAAGTGGGGTAAGCCCTGAAGAAAACAACATATTGATTCCAGAGCATGACTTTGAGTTATCTGTAGACTTCACTTCAGGCAAGCTTGATACTGCTGTTGTAGGTGGTGGAGAAATTGGTGTAATACTAAGAACTAAGACAGAGCAAACAGTTGATGGGAGACCTGTAGTATTCGTATGGTCCCCTCAACAAAAATGGGAGATGGTAGATGTTTCCTCTCTGGCAGACTCTAGGAATGGTATCTCCAATGTATTGTCCAAGCACACGCACTTCTTCTCGGATCAAGAGGCTGAAACTGTTTTCCAAGATACTAACTGTGACACAACTTTAAATAATTACAGTGTTCTAAAGTATATTAAAAAAGATAATATTACAACAGCAAAGTTATCTTTCCATACTAAGAACCAATTGACAGACATTCCGTTCTCGTATGGAGTTTATTATGATGCAGATAATTCAGATGTATACAATGGACGAAGTGTACAACTCCACAGAGCAGATATATCTGACAGAACAAAGTCTCAAAATTACATAATTGAAGTCTTCCAGGTCCCTAAAAACAATCCTCAAAAAGAGTTTGTAATCTTTGATAAAATAAACGTAGTTGATAAGACCCTAAATGAGGCTGCACAGATACCTTATTCGGCTACCATTCCTGATATAACTGACCAAAAAACTCCTACGCCAAGCAGAGGCTACGATCTCCTCCTGCCTAGTCGAACAAAATTAGATGATGTTGCCTTCACTGCTTTGTTTAGTGATATAAATGCCCCTACGGTCACGGTCACTTATGAAACAAAAGATCTTTTCCGCACAATGCAAGGAGAGGGGACGCCCTACTCCCCACAACACCCATGTCGCTTCAATTCAGAGTTATGGTCTGTTGTTGGGGCACCAAACATTGACAGATACCTAAAAGATTATATACCACCTGGTGCTGTACACTGGTATCCAGGCGCGGCAATAGCACAGTTCTTACACGCTACTTACCCAGACGAGCCTGGGTTGCTTACAGATTCGTCCTTGTTAGCCAACCTAAAAACGCCATGGGGAAAGGTGCCCTTTACTGGAATCTGCAATAACACTTGGACTGCCAATGCGTTAGGTTTTGATTTTAGCTTGAAAGACAGAGGATCTGATTTAAATGCAACATTAAGGAGGACTAGAAGACTTAGAGACTATTGGCAAGCTAGAAAAGGGTTCTTGTCTTTTAATGAGTGGTCTCCATATATTAACTCAGGCTTCCGTCGTATTACAGGTGATGTAGCTAATCCAAACTACTCATTAGGGCAGGGCGTAGACTTATACTTCTGGCCCCAAAAACAAAGAGAGAGTGGTCAAAATAATTACATAGGTCGCCCACTATTAGGACTGGCTAGACCAGGCCACGCCAGTAATGAGCAGTTTATGGATAGTGAGGATCGCGCAGGACACGGACCCGTGGATGTCAATAATGGCGAGACTAACCCTCTAGGCTTTAGAAGAATTGATGATCAATTTGATTATCAAGATATGTACGACATTGTTCCTGGCACCGATACTTTCTTCGATAACCCTTATGGCGTTAAAACATCAGTCGGAAGCCCAATCATGTTGGACTTTACATCTAGACGAGTTACCCCAAACTTCGATGAAAGTGCTCCACTAGATGTACAACTGTCTCAGCTAGAGGATTCTACTAACTGGAGTTATACTCCAGGGGCTGATCCTCTTCTTCCAACAATCTTAGATCCTTTAGGTTATGTTCCATCAGCTTTAGCCATTGACCAGCTAATGAAGACGCCCATTCAACCTTCTAATCAAAGCGACAACCCTACTCCAGAAAGATTTGATGTCTATGAGACGATTGCTGGCGAATCAATTATTTCTAATCTTGAAGACGAGGGGCATGGAATCACGTTTCCTCCAATGTCGGTGTATAGAGATGTCGAGCGAGATAAATTAGTGCATGGAAAAACATATTCGTTTACCGTGTTTGTTAGAGGTAATTCTAGTAGTGATTCATTCATTAAAGATCGTTACGCAACTTCTGCTATTGTAACTTTAGCCCCCATAGGAAGTAAAACTAGCTACTCAAGAATTCGTGTCAAGCTGCCTGAATTTGATGGCACGGGAAGTGTTGGACAGAAAAAAGAGCGTGGTGGAACCGCTGCGGGTCTTACAGGCAACCAAGGCGCGTTTATCACTGCCTATACAGTGCCGAAAGCTGACGATCCTTCAATTACGGTAGATTGGTATAGGGTTCGAGTTTCACTTCCTTATGATGCCTTTGAAGAGGATATTTCAGGAAAGCAAAATCTAGGATTAAGATGCACCGTCCAAGCGTATAACGACAGGTTTGATAACTTACTCCCTGATGATCCAATTGAGGCTATGGGCGCGGTTCCTGGAAGTAACGATCCTAACTTAGAGTCTGGAACAGATACATGGTCTTATGTTCCTTGTAAATTAATGACCTGGGGTTATGCCTTATACCCACAAGGTGTTAGTACTGGAGAGATCGGGCAGTTCAGGAGAAGCACAGGAACATTAACAAAGGTAGGAAAGCAATCGTTTAAAGGAGAGGAGTCCTTAGGCCCAAATTTACCAGGCAATCCTTTCCACCAATACCCAGGAAAGATCGACAATGTTGTTTTATACGAGTCCAATGTAGAAACTGTTTCGTCAGAGATTGATGAGGAGATAGTTCTTGCTCCTACTGAGATTATACAGGATGACAAAGGAGAGCTAAGTCTTTACAGTAAGTCCGCGTCCTCTCTAGATAAACTAACATTGGTCGAAGAGGTTCCAGCAAACACAAACTTCTTGTCCAAAGTCTATAAATCAGTTGAATTATACGATAATAGTGGATTGAAGTATGATGGACCTATAGAATATTCAATCTCTCGAAAGCTCTTACGAGAGGCAAATTTTGCTGATGAAGCCGAGGATAAAAGAGTCTTATCTGTTTCTGGCGGCACAGAAGGCACAAACATAGGCAGGGACGTAAAGGGTCAGATACCAATTAATCCAGAAGATTTATTAGTGCTCTTTAGATACTTTAATAGGTTAGGTAAAACAACGAGCAACAGACTTAGAATTAATCGTGGAGGATTTAATACTAGAGTTGCAGCAGACTCATCAGGCATACATGATTTAAGTGGTGGCAGTAGACTTTCATATAGAGATAACCCTGATAATGAAACAATAGGGACCAAAGACGGAACCTTTGAAAATTATACAAATGTAGATGTAACAAATTAAATGATTGGAACAGTAGAAATTTACGCAGACTTTAACACGCCTAACCAAAAGTTAGTGTCCTCAGAGTCTAATCTTATTGTTAATGGAGCCGCTGAGAACCTATGCACTTTACTTACAACGCCTTCGGGGATTGTATCTGGCGCTGTAGGCATTACAGATAGTTCTAACTTTACTATTCAAGCATTATCTTTAGGTAAGTCTTCGGATGCGTACAGAAGCAATGCACACTTCTATCCACAGGATGTTTCTTCTTACATCAGATCAGGTAGGGAATACTACACATATGTAAATGCTGTTAAGGATGCCTCTAATATTCCCCGTGCTGTCTCCTTGGTTAATGAAAACATTTCTTACACTGCCTGCTCTTATGATCCTAAGCGAGATCCTGGAATGTGGCCTAACCCAAATGATACTCAACTAGAACCTGATACTAGGACTGCTATTGATATTGTTTCAGGTCAATATCATTACATGGGTTCAAATGTGATGCAGGGCCGAGCACACTCTTATGGTCACAACTTAAACAGAATTCAATCGAACACAAACCCTAACCTTATCTCATACAGCGAAGATCCTACTGCTGATAGCGCGGGAGCTTACTGGACGGTGGCAAATTTAGGCTCCTCTTCTTTATCCGCAACACACTCAGGGCCTGAGTATAGTTCGTCCGCTCTTCTACTAAGTTCTACACACAATACAACAGGTAGATTGGAACAAGATATAAGTTTACTTAAAACCTGTTTCCACCATAACACTGATCATACTTATAGTGTATACATAAAACTTCCTGATACTAATGCCACTTCATCAATTACACTTAATATTAGAGACAATACGCCCAGTCGTAAAGGATACACCGCGCAGTTCGTTACTTATGATGAGTCAGTCTCTTCTTATATGCCTCCCGTAGTTTCTGCTTTAGCGGGAACGACAGCTAAAGTTACTCCTGTTGGTGACGCAACAACTTCTTCAGGGTGGTATAGGTTAGAGGTGGCACACCGAGGAACGGACAGCGATGGCAACTTCACCGATAATGGAGATGAGGTTCAAACTAGAATTACATTTAAGGAGCCAGGGTTTAAACCTACGACAGGCGCTCAGTTATATATTTGGGGTCCTCAGTTAGAAGAGAGCTACGGCGCTACAAGATACCAATCTGTAACTACTGCGACCCCTGGGTTTGACGAGGGGGGAGTTCCTGGAGATACCTTCCTAGGTTGCTACCCCCATACTAGCGGAACACCTTTTGCGATATTATCTGATATTTCCTATATGGAAGATAACTTATCAAATATATTAGCCAGCGCGGTATATCCTGATACTACGGATAGAAACTATTTTAACTCCTCGTCTGTAAGATCCATGGACCAGAATGGTTACATTCGATCCTATTTCCCATCAGCCACAAAAACAGCCCAAGCGTGGCCTCATGATATTACAAATCCAGCATCAGGCTTGATCGTTTCTGCTGATGTTAATTTCTCCTCTACTGGAGAGGTATCGTGTATAACCACTATTGCTTCCGCAGATTTAGGTTTGGCTAACCTGTACGGAGGAATATTCAAATGTGGCCTGTGGACAATTGATTTAGAGAAAACTTTATCGGACACAGATGAGCATGGAAATCCTAAGCTAGTTCCATCCTTCCCTCTAAATTTCAACACAGGCTATAATAAATTAGTATATAAACTATTCGCAGAGAAGAGTTTAACGAAAAACTTGGCTGCTGTAAAAGATGATGGCAGTAATGCAGGATGCATAAAATATTCTGATTTAACTCTTGTGTGGAGGCTTAATTTTATATGAAAGGATCTGTAAAAGTAACGAAGGTTTTTAGAGACGGAAGAGAGGAACTTGTCTGCAAAGATGACAACATCCTTACAGACGGTCTAGGAGTGACCTTGGCAGACCTTTTAACTGATAGCGGGGACCGAGGAATATCTGATAGGATAGCGGGTTATTTCCAGGTCGGCTTAGGAAAGCACAATCCTCAGGATCTGCCAGCCAGTATTGCAAAGTACATTAGCACGCTTGATAGTCCTTTAGCATCTCAAAAATCATACGGAAAAGACGCAGAGATTAAGGTTGACACTCATAAGTTGATTTCTTATCACGCCACTAATATGAGCCCTGCTTATGCAGAAGGGTTTAGTGATTCCGTGTTTGCATTTCTTCCTGATTCAAAAAGCACTCAAATTATTGATGGTGTTGTTAATTATAGGCTAACTCTAACCGAGAACATGGGTAACAATCTCGGTGCAGATATCACTGAGTTTGGCCTTTTTACTAGAAACTCAGCAGCAGAAAACTACGGCGCTAAAAGACTAAAAGATAATCAATCTGTCTTGATTGCATATAAAAACCTCGATGGCGCAGAGGGAGAGGGCGTTAGAAAAACTAGCGACTTCTCTTTGGTAATTGATTGGCAGATTAAGTTTGTAGATAGCCCTGTTTCTGAAGATCCTCTCCCCCCGCCATCGAATAACGTAGTGTTCATCATGATTGATGATGTTGGAGTGGATCAGCTTGGGATGTATGATGCGATCAACGCTTATTCTTTAGGAGAGAACGGTAATCACGCCAATGCAACGCCTTTTAGCCAGTTAGAGGATACAACAAATGGGAGTGGTATTTATCCACACACACCCATGTTAAGTGCGTTGGCAGCAGGAGGCATGACCTTTTTCAATAGTAGATCGCAACCAGCCTGTAGTCCAACCCGTGCTACTATACTCACTGGAAAGTACAATTTTGGAGTAGGCGACTATCGTTCTACAGCAGGAAATAAGAAAAACCTAGCTCCAGGGGAGCCTATCGGCTTTTGGGGTGGTGGTTATGGTATTGTAGGCGATACCAACTGGCTTAAAAGAGGGCGCGGCGGCATGAAAGGTCTCAATGACGGGTATGGTTTTATTCAGCAGGACGGAACTCAACAAAGCCTAGCTAACGCTGTAAGAGATGATAACGGAGCACTAAATAATATTGTCAATCAGCCTTTAATTGCAGATTATTTAAGGTCTATGAATTACAACTCCTCTTTATTTGGTAAGTGGCACTTAGCCGCTTGGAGCGAGCAGAAGGTTTATTGTGAGCAGGGGGATGGTGTAGGGGGCGATAATAAATATGGTAGTGGTTGGGAGCATATTGCTTTAAAAGGAAAATGGGATCATTATACGGCTACATTCTCAAACCTAAACACTGCTCCTGTCCCTGGATTAAATTATAATAGCGGAGCTTGGGAGAATCCATCAGAGTGGCCTCACTTTAACGGGGCTGCACCTAACTCGACTGATGGGAAGCAGATGGGATATGTGAACTATACTGTTAACACTAATGGCGTAGAAACAACAGTCTCCGATACGGGGTATAGAACATATAAACAGGTTAATGGGACTACCCCTTACGAACAAGGGGACCCAAGCTCTTTCACAACAAACTACATCTTCTCTCAGGCCAGTGCGTATTTCAATACTGCCCAAGAGCCCTTCTTTATGTACATTACCCCAAATACGCCACACACGCCTTATACCTATCCACCCTCATCGGATGTGTACAACAGCTATTACAATAACAATAATAGGTATAGCGATTTGTCTGCTGGGATGAACGCAGGCAACAGCGTTTCTTCTAACTGGGTAGCCACTAATGCAATGTTAGAGACTTTTGATAAAGCACTTAGCGGGTTTATTGATAACTTAGATCAATCTAGAAAAGACAATACTATATTTATTTTCACCTCAGACAACGGTAGCTTAAGCACTGACTTGGCACGAAGAGCCACATGGTGTTCCTCGCTAGGATTGGGTGCCGAGGAAAGTATTGGCGGATCTTATGCTGGGTCTGGAGGTTTTGGATCCACTTACGACAAAATGCTCAACTTAGGTGCATATTGCTCTTCCTTAACCCCGTCTGCCGTGCGAAGAGGTGGAGAAAACGATTCAGCTAATACATTCAAAGGCTCTTTATATGATCGCGCCATGTTGGTGCCCATGATTGCAAGTGGACCTGGAATCAGCGCAGGATCTACTACGAGCGGTCTTGTAGATCTTAACGATCTGCTCGCTACAGTGGTTGATATAGGTGGCGGGTTAACTAATTTTCCTTATGATGTTCCCCCCGATTCCATATCGTTTAAAGATCTGATGTTTGGTAATGTAGATTCCTCCAGCCATCCCAGGCAGTACTCTTTCGGTGAAATCTTCTTTCCCATAGGGAACGCTTCTGGAGACCCAGC